CATTACTTAAAAACCATCTTTAAATAGTCTTACAGTAGAATCGTAATCTGGGGAACTTGGATCTAAAATTGGTCTTGCAGAGCCTTGAACTGTGACGTTATGTTTTTGGACATAAAAATCAAAAGATTTTAAAAGGGACTTTCTAAGAAGATTCATATTTCTTTCCCTAGGAATACCTACTCTAGCAGCTAAATCTGTTAGTTCTGAAGCCGAGGATGCCTCTACACGTTGTTTGAAAATATCTCTGTGCAAAGTCCCGTATGGATTCATTTGAGGCATTCCTAGTAATTCCTCAAGCTCTTTTACTTTCTCAATTTGCTCTTCTTTACTATTCCTATCTTTCCCATCTGTAACATCAAGCTCTTCAAGGTGTTTCTTTTCTACACCTTTTGACACATTCATTTTTTTAATAGGCTTCTTTTTACTCATAATATATGATAGTAAATTTTCTGTAAAATTCAATAAAAAAGAGCCGCCCCTTTCGAGGCGACTCTCTTTATAATTATTGTGGTCTTGCTTATACGCAAAGTCCAATAAGAGCAGTATTGTCGATGCAGATACGACCCTCTTCAACTTTACCGTAGTAACCAATCTTGTTCTGGCGAACAGAGAACTGGTCATCAACAAGAACTTGAAGCTCAGATGGAGAACCTTCACCGACAACGACAGGGCGAATAAGGGAATCCTTACTTCTGTCGATACCAATGATGATTTCATCATCACCTGTTACCCAAGTTCCAGAACCACCGCCACCAATAACAGTAGCACCTTCAGATGCTACGATAGCACCAAAGAGCTTGTTAAAGAGTTGACCGTTACCCATCTGGTTGATTTCCATGATATTAATACCATAGAAAGAAGGAAGACCAGCGGCACTGAAAAGCTCCTGACGAAGCTGTTCTGGAGCCATCTGCCCATCAGCGGGAGTTCCACCAACAGGAGCAGCAGCGGTGCTTACAGGGTTGTAAGCCATTGCGCGGAGTTCCTCAACCATTTCTGGAGAAACCAGAAGGTCGGTGATACCAGACTTAACGCCACCAACAGGAGTTCCTCCACTGAAGGAACTGTTGATACGCTTACTCTTGGTGATCAAGTTATTGAAGTCAGCAAGAACAAAACGATCTGCTGCTGCGGAACCAATAATGCTGTTACCAGCACTACCACTTGTTCCAGTTGCTTTAACCAAAGCGGTCGCAAGCACATTGAAAGCAGTTTTCGTTTGTTTCATTAAAACTTCTTGAGCCATCCTAGTGAAAGTCTTGCTTACAACATCAAGACGCGCCTTACGAACATACTTGCGATCAAACGCAAGCGCACTGTCCAAAGTGTAAGTCGTGAACTTAAGTTCATTGTGAGCGGGGAAGACCTGACTATAAGGAAGGCCACCAGCAACCTGCTGAGAATACACCTCGATGTAATCCTCACCAGTGATATCGTGGAAAAGGTCTAAGGGCAAAGAAGGATTGTCGTCTTCACCATAAGAAAGACTGGTATACAGATTTCCAATGGTTGGAGCGTTATTGATAACCTCCGAGACAACGGGTCCAAGCAAGTCTGCGACTGCCGCCTGTGCCTCATAAGCCTCTTCACGATTATTAGATCCCATTGCTCTGATAAGAGCTAACTGATCTTCAGTTCTTTTAATTGTGATTTTCATGATCGTTAAATATTAGCAGCGAAGTTTTAGAATTGCATATGCACCAGCAAAAACGTCTGTGGTGCTACCTTGAGATTCTCTATTACCAGTAGCAATAAAGGTTCCAATGTTGTGGGCGTGATGCTCTGCATGTTTAGCAGGAGTAGCACTAGAAATACCAGTGATAGTTCCATTTAAAGAAGGTAGAGCGTAGTCATTTACAGATGGAGCAACTCCATTTGTAAGACCCCTAGTGTTAATAGTGAAAATTCCTCTTGTAGCAATTGGAACAGCTTCACCAGAAACAACACACTGAAGTTCCTCTTTCTTTTCTGGGTAGTAAAGAAGATTTTCTCCGTTCTCATCTTTATTGCGAACATCGCGCAAAAGAATCCCTAAAGCTTTAGTTCCTGCACCAGTGTCATCACATTTGGTTACCTTATAAGGAACCTCTGGATACATGGACAGACCCTTGCCTAAAGTAGTCTGGAAGGAATTTGCATCCCCACGCTGGACATACTTGACAGGCTCGTCTTGAAGATTCCCGTTGGAAACCTTCACAACTGAACCCGCTTCGCCCGTTTCGGCATCGAGAGAATAGAAGTTGATAACATCATTCTCGTCATATTGACGAAAGGGCAGTAAACGTGTAATTTCGTTAGCCATAATTGATTAATTTTTTTATTTTTTTAGTTAGTAACTTCTACTGAGAAGTTCTTCTTCAGTCTCTCGACAAAAGAAATTTGTTCGCTAGCTTCCGCATTGTTATTTGGAAGTGAAGCCTCTGCCTCATCTCCTTCTACTTCAAGCTCTTCCTCTGGCTCCTCTTCAGCAGCCTCTTCCTCCTCTTCTGGATCATCGTCCTCGTCTCGGCTTGCAACAGCTTCGTCAATACGAGCTTTAATTTCAGCCTCTTGAGCTTCGATGTTCTTTTTAAGCTTATGAGCAAAAATGACTTCTAGCTTTTCCTTATAGGAATTAAAATCTTCTTCTGAAGAACCAAGTTCCTTTACTTCTGCGGTGACTAAAGCAAGCTCTTTTTCATTAAGCTCGTAATCACTATCAATAAAGTTCATGCGGTCATTAAAGAGATCTACGGCAGCTTTTGCCTCTACCTCATTTTTAAGCGCATCAAGTTCTTCTTTTGTCTGCTTGAAAGAGTCTTGTAACTCTGCAAGCTCTGCTTCAGCTTTTGCTTTAGCTTCCTTCTCAACTTCCATCTTGGATGTCCAAGACTCGTTGTGTTCTACGAGAGTATCGCGGATAGTCTCGCTGACAGTTTTAGCCTCAGAGCCTTCCTTCACTGCGGAAGCAACACTCTTGGACAACTGAGTAATAAGTTGGTCGAATTGTTCTTTATCCATATTAAAAATGTTTTTTAATTTGTTTGACTTTACATTAATATTAGCGTTTCGGGAAATTTTTTCTATTTTTTTATAATCAGTATCATCTTTATCTGTATAAACTCCCCTTACAGCAGCAGCAGGGTTTCGTGTTAATGCTGCTCCTAAAGGGTAAGTTTGCCCGACAATAAGTCGATTAACAGGTTTGCCATCTGGATCTTCTCCTTTGCCACCTAAACCCTTAACATATTGCTTTAATTCTTCCTTTTCAGCACCTGTTGCAATCGTGGAATCCTCTAAAAACTTAGACCCTACTGCTACTTCAAATTCTTTAAATGCTAATTCCCAACTAGTAGATATACTTTGATAAGACTCATCATCTTCTTCTGAGGCATCTTCAATAGCTTCGACTAATTTTGGATAAATAGATTTATAGATTAAACCAGCCGCATTAATGTAAAACGGTTCTTTCTTATCGGCATAAGATTCAATGTCGTTATTTTTAAAGTCAAACTCTCGCGTAGAGAAGGACGCATTAATCATGTGGCCGACTATTTTATCTTTTTTGTGTTCGATGTTAATCGGTTTATTGATAAATCGTTTTACAGCAGCTATAGCAGTTTTTGCATCAATGCCATCGCCATTTTTGTTGAACTCATTAACTTTTGCTAAGTTAAAAACAACAGGTAAAACGTCGATATTCTGATCTGGGTCGAAACCTTCTGGGAGCAGGGATTCTGCTGCCTCTTGGATAGCTCCTTGCGAAAGTCCAAACGATTCAAACTCCTCGTCTTTTATCTCTCTTACTTTGCCTTCAAATAAACAAATGTTAAAATCATCCAATGACATATTCTTTCTTACACAGAAATTTGAGTTGAATGATATAAAATTGCAGAAGATAAATCGTCTAGTTGATGCTGAGACCCTAGTTCAAGAACTTTTGCATTTACATTTAGAGAACTTAATTTATCTAAATCTTCTACTATTTCAGCTAAAGTCGGCTCCCAATCATCAGCGTCTTTTGCTATAACAATAGATTCACATACTTGAGCAACCATGTCTTTTTTTTGCTTAGACATTCTCTTAAGACCAAATTTAGAAGCAAATTCTTTAAATGCTAATAATTCAAATTCATTTAATCTTTTAGTTGTTTCTACAATATTTTTCTTTGAGTAGCTTGAGTTTGACACCCCTATAGGTCTACCGCCAGAAGGGGATATAGGCTGATTTTGTTTTTGCTGCTGAGAATCATCTCCAGCTTCATTGTAAAGATTAATACTATTAACTAGAGGCATGTAATGACCTTTTTCTCTGTCATCTACAAATTTTGTTTGTGCTGTGTCCATATCTTTAGCTTCTGGGAAAACACCAGTATGAACAACTTGCATACCTTGTTCTGGAGTAAGAACGCCTAACTCCATCAATCTTGTCGCCAGCTTAGATAGATTATTATCATCCATCGTATCTGTTTTAACAAACTTTGCTTCTGGAAATGTCCTTAGTCCAGCGGCTTTACAAATTCTTCTAATTTCAGGATTTATAAAATCATTTAAAAAAGATCTTCTTGATTCTTCTAACCTCTGAAAAAAAACTTTCATCTTCATTTGCGCGTCAGAGTATTTTGAATCTCCTATAAGAACATTTTGCAATCCATCTTCAATATCTTTGTTAATTACTGCATACTTTTCAGGTCCAACTACTTTTCTAATATCAGGAATGATAAAATCAGCTTTAGTTGTATAGTCAGATACAAGAACTCTGCCGACACTTTGATTTTTAAATATCTGCTGCATTGCAGCCAAGTTCCTATGATTCACACCTCCCTTATCAGGCTCATTTCCCATTGTAACAAGCAATACGACATTTTCAATGGACCTACTGATCGCTTGATCAATATTTTTCAATTCTATCTTTCTATTTAGATCATCTAAAACAGAATAACCCACGGGAATCGCTAAAGGCTCATAATCTTGTTTCTTAGAAAAAACTACATGCAGTAACTGTGGATCTAGTTTTATCTGAATCCTAGTCATGGCATATTGATTTTTACCATTTGTTAGAGCTTCTTGCACATCCTCTGGCAAAGAGTTAAACATCTCGACCTCATGCTCTGTCTCAGGCTTTTGTAACCTAGAAATTTCAAAAGGAGTCAATACTTTAAAATATTCATAACCACTAAAAGAAACAGAACCTTTTGTAGCGATATCTGTTGGGTTGATCAGTAAATATTTGATAGGTATCTCTTTGCGAACGCTTGCCCCATAAGCCTCTAACATTTTTTGAGAATTCTTTAGTGGTATTTTACCATCTACCCTGTAGAAGAAAACATTGCCTGATCTGTAATACTCTCTAAAATATTGTTCTTTTAAATTATGCATCCTGATTCTTTTGAACCAAGCATCAATAAATTTTCTAGATTTATCATTACCGCCCTCAAGATAAATGTCTGAATCAGCAAACTCAGATAAAAGATCTACAGTGCCTCTAAATGAAGATATGTTAAAGTAAGCTTTTTGACATAGCTCTACAGCCTCTT